CTTTGGAGGAGTACGTGACAGGCACGGCGTGGCCGGTGATAGCAATGGTTCCGGCAGAATATGCCGAAATGCGGGCGCGTACATTTTGCAGTCCGGCTACGGGCAGTTCCCATAATGTTACGCCCGCTGCCGTCGTGGTGGAGGCAATCGTGCTAGTGCCCAACTGCACGGCGTTCACGGCGGTGAAATTGACATTATCCTCAGTGGCTTCAAAGTTTATCGTTGTGCCTCCAGAACACGAGGCGCAGTTTACTGTCAATACCGTGGCTGCATACCCGAGTACGGGTAACAACGTACCGTTGCCATTAGCTACAGCGGCAGATTGTAACGTCACAGTACCTGAACCACTAGCTGCCTGACTCACTAGCCATGCCGTAGTATTTACCGTGTTACCCGGTTGAACAGTCCACGTACCGGATTGAGCAACAGAGGGGGTGTTTGTAATAAACGCGTTCGTTCCAGGAACGGCGACTGCTCCGGGGGAGGTTCCATAGTTTGATGGAGAACCGAGTGTGACGCCGGCCAGTTGCGTCTGGTTGTCGGCTATTGCCGATTGATTGCTGGCGATGACTACAGGCGCAGAGTTGGCCATCGTAGCCTGGCCATTGGGATTGGAACCAGAACAGCCGGTTATGCAATTAACCTTGACGTTACCGCCACCATCTACAGGCGACGTAATCGACACGCTGCTACCAGCGCCAGCGGCGGGAAGTTGGCCGAGGCGGTAGTTGATCGTGTATGCAGGAGCCGTTCCACCAGTCCAACTAGCCGTAACCAGAAAGTAGTCATAAACTTTGCTGAACGCCACACCCTGAATCACCGCGCTCGCAGTTGTATTTGTATTCGAGGCAGTGTCGCAAGTCTGACCCCGCATACAGCCTTGTAGAGTCACACTTACGGTCGCGGGAGAGCCCGACGGAATTTCCTCGAATGATCCCGCAGTGACGCCGCCGGGGTTGCCAATGACCGCAGTACCACCACTGGTAGCGACAGTCACAACCCCGCTTACAGTGCTGATAGGTAAAGGCACAGGAGGAGCTTGTGCATGCAGCATTCGGCCGGCGCATAGTAGCAGAAACGTACCAAACGCCAGCCGAATGAAGTGTTTTTTCATAGTCATCTCTCTTTTCCTAATTGCCTGTGTTTACGGCACGAGTGGGTCAGTGAACCACTTGCCAGCAACTGGACAGATGAAATCTCCTACCTTAAGAGTAGTAAGAGCAAACGGCGATAGCGCAGCAATGGCGTTGATCGTCTCGCTGGCAGCGGCGAATACGTTCAGCGTATTAGCCGAAGAGTTGATCACGGTGACACGCATTCCCGTCGTAGACACTGGCAGTATGCAACTGTCACCGCTGGTGGCGACAATGGTGAATCGGTTGATACCGAGAATAAGAACCGTAGCTCCCGCTTGACCTCCGCCGGCCAGAGCCGTAAGAGCATCCTTTGCAGGAGACACGTTGGCCGATGAGATGACCGCTATCCAGGTATTGGCGGCGGTTACTGTAAATCTCGCTTGTTGCCCAGAAGGGAGAGCAAAGGCTGAATTGGCGGCGGCCCCATTGATCGTTCCACCAGTAGCTGGGAAAACGTTCAGGCTAGCGACTCCATTATTCGTAACAATCAGCTCCAGTCCGACAACGGCGGCTGGAAGAAGAGCCGAGTCTCCCGCGGTAGCAACGGTCGCTACTAAGTTCTGTTTTCCCGTAAGCGGAATCCCAAGCGCTTGACCTCCTCCAGCATGCGCAATCAGCCCCGCAGAGACAGACTGAAGATTAACGACATTCTCGGCAATGGCTGGACCGAGTCCGATGCCGGGAAGAACAGAAGTTTGAACGGTAGTAAGCGATGCACCGGGCATGTGATTCTCCTTAGTAGTTAGGCTGCAATTCCTAGTTCTGAAGTCGATAGGTGGTTCAGCTGACGAAACGACCCAAGAGTCATTGGGCGAATAACTCCGCCATAGAAAACTCTGTGCGGCCAGACTACCTGATTCAGTCGCAACAGTGGCTCTGGATAACAACGGCAATTCGGGGCATTGCCTGCGTTGTATTTTCCAAGAGTACTGTGCTCGCCTACAAGCTTCTCAGGTGATGGCGGGTCATTCCATCGAAAGAGTACAGTATCCATTTTTCTATGGCTCAAGCGGACTCTTGCGTCCTTCGATGTTCTCCACATGTACCATTCGAGTCCAAGCTCTTCGGAACGAGCCTGAGTAAGAGCCGTTGTGGCTTTGCTAGTTTCGGTACGGGCGATCAATCGAGCGCGGTAGCGGGCTACATGCGCTAACAAACCGGGAATAGACGCAGTAGCCCGCTTTCCTTCTTGCGCCTGACTCGCTATGTGTGCAGCCGCGCGGGAGGCAACTTCCCTCGGCAATGAGCGAATCAGAAGTGAATTCTGCTGAATCAGTTCCCGCACACGTACACCAACAGGGCCTTTCAACTCGTTCTGCAACGCCGCATAGATCACCGCGCCCTGCATGTTCTGATGAGCAGCTTGACGCCAGCTACGGGCGGTAGACTGAAGACGGCCGACGACCATACGATAAGCCGCCTGAGCCGCATACTGCTCAAGAAACTCCTCGTTATTGATCTGCTTACCGAAGACGAATTCCTTGAAAATACCAAGGATTTCTTCGTAGTAAGACTGCTCGGCGCGTTGGTTCTCGGGCTTCATTGGATATCAGGCTGAATGCGTCATCTCTGGGATATGGATGTGAACTTCGACATGAACCAAGCTCGCTCGCATATCACAGAGATTATTTTCACAAAAAAAGTACTCGGTGTTCTCTCGCCGCTGCATGATCCAGCCACACGGGCAGAGGACATCCAATCGAACCTGAAAGTCCCCTGCCATGTGTGTGGCGGATTACGCAGGCGTTCCGAACGTCAACACCATGCTACCCGGCTTGGTCGGGCTATCGGTAACGGTCAGCTGATCGGTTCCGACAACACCAGTCACCGTGTCCGTACATGTGACGTTGGCGGTGCGCGGGTTGGTGGCGGGCGCTACGGGTTTTACCGCCTTGAACGTCGCGCTGCCGTCCGAGTTCTGTGTCAGTGTGGCAATGGTTGGATCGTCGATGGCCCATTGCACGCTGGACGGGTTGAGGGTTACTGGATTACCGTTGCCATCGGTTTCGATTTCGGTGCAGGCGACTGTCTGTGAGTCAGTCTCGCTGCCCGGTGCGGATGCCTTGCGTGAATCTGCCATCGTTGTTTCTCCTTGTTGGTTGGTAGGTACACCGAAAATCAGCTGCATTTTTCCCGGCCCTACGATAGCCGCCACTAGCTGGCGGAATTGATCCGGGTCAAGCCGGTGTGTAACTTCCAGCTTTAATGGATCGCCGATAAAATTGATGGTAAAATGCTCAGCCATTTGCTTCTACCTCATAGTTCTGTTTGCGCAGCGCTTCCATAAAAGCAGCGCCGTCTTCTTTTGTAATCGGACCATCGCCGATACCTTCATCGATCAGCAGGTAAAAGTATTCTTCCAGCTCGGCGTAGTTTGTTTCAATCTCTTCGGTTGCAAGATCGGCAGTTCCAATCTTCTTGCCACTTTTCGAGATTGTAAACCGCGTCTGCAAGCGATGCAGCCAGTCTACGTTCTCGGCTTCATTGTCGATGTTGATGGTCATACGAAAGCGATGGCCTCTTTGCTAATCGTGAAGGTCTTGCCAGGAAGGCCGATTACATACTCTTTTTCCGTCGAGTAATTCGCAAAGATATGCGGAGAAGCCCCGTAACAAGCCCATACGTGGTTTGGATCGACGGGCATAGTAAGTACAACTCCACCCTTCCCAAAACTGGTAGCCTTAGCCTTACTCTCGCTCCAGCTGCTGAGGACATTCGCCGTCAACTCAACTTCACCCTTCTCGGCCAGTTGTTTCTTAATCTCCTCAACAACCTTGCCCCTCAAGCCGCGATACACGATTTTGGCTCCATGCTCTTTCACCCAAGCCTGGGTAAAATCCCTCTGTGCGAGAAGTACATCCTTGATAGCCGCTGCATCGGCTTTTACTTCCGAGGCCGGGTACTGAAGCTTCGGCTCGAACTCGATATCTTTTCCGTATACTTCACAGGCCACTGCTTTCATCTGAGCAGCGCCTTTCGAGTGTGAGGAGCCAGTCCACTGCTGACAGGCATATTGAGCTTTCGGTATAGCGGAGGAAGAGATGCTGGCTTCTTTACAGAAATCGTGGAAGGCTGCTTTAGAATGCGATTGGTTACCGAAAGCATGCTCTCCAGAGGCCATATTCTTGACGTATTTCTCAGCCATCGCAGTGAGCTTACCTGGTTCATACGGCTTACTTGGAATTTTGACGACTTCCTGAACGGGAGAACCTTTCTCTTTATAAATTCCGGCTTTACGAAGCAGCGCTCGAATCGCCGAGCGCGTGTTCTTGTCCTGCTTGAGACCCATCGACTTCGCGATGGAGCCAGTGCTGTAGCCTCCCTTGTAGGCTTCGAGGATCGTCTTGTGTGTCTCAGGGTCATGCAGTTTCTTTTTCAGCTCGGCTGGTGTGTACTCTTTCTCGATGCCTTCGTTAATGGTTTCTTCTTGCTTCTGTGCAGCTTTCTTTTCATAATCAGGATCGTGCTTCGAAATGAAATCGGGATCAGCATAAGGATTATGATAGTAAGCCGTCTTCTCGACCTTCTCGACCTGACTCGATTCGAGGGGTACCCAGCTTCCTGTCTTCAGCTGATATTGCCATTTGCCTTCTGGGTCCTTATAGACGTTAGCGACTCGGCCGGCTGGATTCTTCCACTTGAGCGGAGCTGATGCGCTGCCAATACCGGACTTGAATTTCCCATCTGGGTCTCTCGGATGTTCTGATTCCACAAAAGCGGCGTCATAGGCTTTGATCTTGCGTCCGCGATATGTCTTTAATTTTTTTTTTAAGATCCTCGAAGAATACGGTCTCGACCGACTGAAAAAAGTGCTTATTGCTGTAGTTGTCGAGAAACGCCCCGACAGCTTCGCCACATGAGTCGAACCCGAGCATAACCTTATCTTCGTCATAGTCCATCGTCTGTGGGTTGCGCGTGTGAACAACATAAGCTTTATCGGCGCTTTCATTCGGCCCGAGGAATACATCTACCTCATCGCCGTCAACACCACCGGTATTACGAATGAAGCCGTACGGGTGTGTCATCGTGACAGCCCAATCGCCTTCTGGACCTGAGCCACTACGTATTGCTTCCTACAGGATTCTCGATGATGACATCAAAGCCAGCGAACTGAAGGCCGGCGTCTTTTACTTTCTTCGGCAGAGTCTTCGATGGAGAAGCTTTGGCCGGCAGCTTCAATCCTTTTTCTTTGGCGCCGGGCATGGATTTTAATGCGCCTTCCTCATCGCCTTCTCCCATTCCGCCTAGAAGATCACCCCCTACTGGCTGCTCGCTGGCGGCAGCGATTTCCTTCTTAGAAATATTGCTGAACATGCCCGTCTCGTCCGTAAGAGCCTGTAACTCCAGCAGTGAAGTCTTCGGGCTGGTAATGCCAGCGTTATGCACCTCGACGATAGCCGTTGTCTTTTTCGCACACAGCTCAGCCTGCTCTTCATTGCTCAGAGTACGAACCGGGTTCCACTTCCAGTCGAAGTCGTCGGGAACTTCACCCCACGTGGACATAGCAATGATCGGATTTAGCTTACGCAAAAGTGGATCAACGTCACGTGCCTGTTTCTGTGAGACGTTATCGTAGTAGGAATGTTCATCGCCTTCATTGGTTCCCGATAAGCCAGAGGAAGAACGCCCGAACAGGCGTGACATGGGATACTCGGTCGCGCCACAAATCTGCATCATGAACTGCATCCACACTTCGGCAATTCCAGCGAAGGAGTAAGAGTGCTGCTCCATGCCGCCGTCTTCTGGAATTACCAGAAGCCCCTGATTGCTCATGAGTGTAACTTGAGCTTGCAGAGATGAGTTAAACTGCTTCATGGCCTGAGGGCTCGCGATGCCCGAGAGCATCTGCGATAGGTCTTTCTGTCTAAGGGCCAGAATATTAGCTCGGAACACGAGACTGGCGATATTAGCGGACGTGTTGTCATGCTTCTGCAACTCATCGTACACAATCTCCAACTCACTCACACCCCAGCGCTGCATCGCCTGCCATTCCCATTGTGGCAAGTCTCGCCCACAGAAGCGAAGCACTCGCGAGCGGTGAATATTCAGCATCCGGCTTCCGCTGCCGGGCGTAACCTGATACATCTCGGGAAGATCGAACTCAGTCGGATCGTCGAGATCATAATTGATCTTCGAGCCGGGAGAGATGCCAGACCAGCGATCGAATACCAATAGGCCCCGATAATCACCCAGCCCGACGTCTTCAACGTCTAGAGGCTTGTCAAGTTTATTCTCATCTCCCTTGATCATGATAACAGCGCCAGCACCACCGAAGAGTCTTCCCCATTGCAACCCCTGCTGAAGTTTGGCTTTCGTGCCCGTAGCGCGAATGACATTCTCCAGCTTCTGGATGCGTTTCGGATTCTTCTCGCTGTCGAAGCGAATCCAGTTCTTAAGCATGTCTTGCGGGTAGCCATCTACGATCTTGCGGGCAATCCAGTTGTTTCGGTACAGGGACTGCATCAAAATGTAGTTGAGGCTGAGACGGGTAAGAGGATACTGCGTACCCTGGAGATCAGAT